GCGATGTGGCACACTTAATCAATGCCGGGCATATCGTTCCGGTGCGATCCGGGAAGAAAAGCGACCCGGTGGAAGATGTTGAGCTCGGAGACGAGGAGCAGTAATGGCAAAGCTGGTATTGACAAACCCGGCGATCACAATCGGTGGAGTTGATCTTTCCGATCACATCGCGAGCGTGTCACTCACGGAGTCCTACGCAGATGTCGCTACCACAGCGTTCGGGAACACTGCCGTGACCCGAGTCGCTGGGCTCGGTGATCACAGCGTCAGCCTTGATTTCCATGAGGACTATGCGTCCGGTGAAGTGAACGCGACAATCGCACCTTTGATCGGTGCTACGACGACCGTGTCGATCAAGCCGGTGAACGAAACCACATCGTCGACGAACCCGTTGTGGTCGATGACGGTGCTGATTACCGAATGGCCATTGATCGATGGTGCTGTCGGTGATCTCGCGTCCGCGAGCATCACGTGGCCAGTGTCCGGTGACATCACCACCGCGACCAGCTAAACTAACCGGTTACAACAGGAGGTACTGCCGTGCTTGGATTACGGCTCCGAGTCATCACCAGCGAAGGCGAGCTCGGTGAGTTCACTGTCACACCTAAAGTGCAGGTCGAGTTCGAACGGCACTTCAAAACAGGTGTCGGGAAAGCATTTCAGCAGGAACAGAAAGTTGAGCACATGTACTGGCTCGCGTGGAAATCTGTTCATGCTGCCGGGGTCGCTGTGAAACCGTTCGACAGTTGGCTTGATGACGTGACCGACGTGCAGATGGTTGAGGACACTGTCCCTTTAGACGCGACAGCTTGACATACAAGATCGCAACTGTTGCTGTGCGGACAGGTATCCCACCGCAATATTTGTGGGAAGATGCTCACATGTTGAACGCGATCATCAGAGTGTTAGCTGATCGTGATCGTGAGCAGGAGAAAGCTGCTGCCAAGAATCGGAGACGATAATGGCGAAGGCAGCCCGGATCGAAGGTCACAAAGAAGTTCGGAAGAAGATCCGTGGGATCCTTGACGAGATGGATCAGCAGGCTGCTCGTGGCGAGCTGAAAAACATGAATCAAGAAGCTGCCGAGATCGTCCGGAAACGTGCGTTAGGGTTGGTGCCGGTGGTGACCGGTAATCTGCGGGACACGATCCGGGCAGCTGGAGCGCAGAAATCGGGTCGTGTCCGGGCAGGCTTCAAGCGTGTGCCGTATGCAGGTCCGATCCATTTCGGGTGGGCATCACGCAACATCGAACCGAACCTGTTCCTGTATGACGCGTTGGATCAACGCAGACACGAAGTTCTGCAACACTATGATCAGCAGTTAGACGCTCTGATAAAGAAGTATGGGTTGGACTGATGGCTGGTCGTTCTGTAATCAATGTCCTTGTTAACGCGGACACCAAAGATTTTGTTGGCGGTATGGATACTGCCAGCCGTAAGGTTGGCAAGTTCGCGACCGGCAGCATCAAAAACCTTGCGAAGGTTGGTGCAGCGTTCACAGCTGCAGGTACTGCAGCAGGTGTCGCGTTCGCAAAGATCGCGTTTGACGCTGCGGAAGCTGCGAGCACCGCGAACGCTCGTATTGAGCAGATCGCAACGTCGATGGATCTGTTCGGCACCGAGGTTGACACGGTCACAGATCGTCTTATCGGGTTAGCAGAGGAAACCGCTCGACTAACGGGCGTCAACCAAAACACAATCAAAGAAACGCAGGCATTGTTGCTGACGTTCGGCAACATCGCGGAATCTGCCGACGAGGTCGGTGGCAACTTTGATCGTGCGACGCAGGCATCGTTGGATTTGTCTGCTGCCGGGTTCGGTGGGACAACTGACGCTGCGAAGCAGCTCGGCAAAGCATTGAACGATCCGATCACCGGTATCTCTGCTCTGGCGCGTTCCGGTGTGACGTTCACCGAGCAGGAGAAAGAACTCATCAAGACTTTGGTGGAGTCTGGTGAGCAGCTCGAAGCGCAAGACATGATTCTGTCTGCGATTGAGAAACAGGTCGGTGGCACAGCGGAAGCAACTGCTAACGCGTCGGACAAAATCCGTGTCGGTTTCTCCCAGATCACTGAAAGTGTCGGGTTGGCGTTGCTCCCAGCGTTTGAGAAGTTGACCAATTTCGTGTTGGACAGGGTGATTCCCGGTATCGAATCGTTGGTGGCGGTGTTCGAAACTGACGGTTTGCGTGGCGTGCTGGATGTGCTGATCGGTTATGTGCAGTCGGAAGGTCCGAAGGTTGTTGACGCGTTGTGGAACTGGGTGAAAGCTGCTGGCGAATGGATCATTGATACCGGGTTGCCGTGGCTCGGCGAGAAAGCGTTGCAGCTCGGCGCTGCTCTAATTGATTGGGTGGGTCCGCAGGTCGAACCGGCGTTGCAGGTGTTGCTCGGCTGGTTGGAGAAGCTGGGCGAATGGTTTATTGATGACGCGTTGCCGTGGCTCGGTGAGAAAGCTGCCGAGCTCGGCGCTGCACTTGTTGACTGGATCGGTCCGCGTATCGTCCCAACGTTGAAGCAGCTGGGTGAATGGATCGCAGCTGCAGCACAATGGTTCATCGACGATGGTTTACCGATGCTGGTTGACAAAACCATTGAGCTTGGTAACGCGCTTGTTGACTGGATCAAGCCACGGATCGTCCCGCTGCTGGAGGAGCTCGGGAAGCTGTTGGTGGCGATCCTTGACTGGATTGTTACTGACGCGCTGCCGAAGGTCGCTGCTGAGGCTGCGAAGCTGGGTGGTGCGCTGATCGGCTGGGTGATCGATGTTGCACCTGAGATCGTGAAAGGGTTGGCGACCGCGCTCGTTGATATCGGCACTTGGTTCGTAACTGACGGGATCCCGACGCTGGCTGGTTACGGTTTGGATCTCGGCGCAGCGTTGATCGGTGCGATCCTTGACGGGCTCGGGAAGGTTGGTGAGGGTGCGCTCGGTATCGGTCGGAAGATCGTGAACGGGATCATTAACTTCTTGAACACTTCGGTGATTGATAACTTGAACGATCTTCTCGAGTTCAAGGTTCCGTTGCCGTTCGGCGCATCATTCACGGTGGACCCACCCGATATCCCTAACATTCCCGGTTTGGGTTTCGGTGCAGCTCAGGAGGGTTTTGTGGCGTTGGCGAACGGTGGGATTGTGACTTCTCCGACGTTGGCGTTGATCGGTGAGGCTGGTCCGGAGGCTGTGGTGCCGTTGTCTGGTCCGAACGCTGGAGCTGTTGGTGGCGCTAGCTATCAGATCACGATCCAGACTGGTGTGGGTGATCCGGGTGCCATCGGACAGTCGGTGGTTGAGGCGATCACGGCGTATGAGCGGCGCAATGGTGCCGGTTGGCGGGCTGCGTGATGCTGCCCGCAGCGACCCGAGTCATCGCCTACTTTGATGTGCCGACGACACCGGTGTTTCTGTTGGATGATCCGGTGCGAGGCAAGTTGGATGACACCACGTATGTGTTGGCGGGTGATATCGCTACTGATATCACGTCGGATGTGGTGGCTGTCTCAACGAAACGTGGACGGTCAAGATGGTTGGATGAGATTCAGGTGGGTACGTGTTCGTTCACGGTTCGCAACCTGACACGCGACTACGACCCGACCGGAGCAGGACTGTACTCCGCGAACATCGTGCCGGGGAAGCGTGTTCAGATTGATGTGGGTGGGGCACCAGTGTTTGATGGTGTTGTGGATGACTGGGATTTGTCGTACACGTTGGATGGTGATGCGATTGCGACGGCGGTGGTGTCGGACACGTTGTCTCGGTTGGGTCGCATGAAATTATCAGCGCACACGGCTACGTCGCAGTTGTCGGGTGCCCGGGTGGATGCGGTGTTGGATCGGGCAGAGGTGGATTTCCCTGCTGGTCAACGTGATGTGGATGCCGGGTTGACGACATTGCAGGCCGATACAGTGGATGAAGGCACCGATGTGTTGACCTATCTCAAGTTGGTGGCTCGCACCGAATCTGGTCGTTTGTTCGCTGCCCGGAATGGTGTGTTGACGTTCCGTGAGCGTTCGGCACCTGTGCCAGTGGCGACGGTTGAGTTTCGTGATGACGGTTCGGGTGTGCCGTTTGATGAGTTAGAAACAGCCGTCGGGTCAGAACTTTTATACAACCGTGCCGTGGTGACGCGTGTCGGTGGCACGGCACAAATAGAGAACAACACTGCGTCACAGGCGTTGTACGACATTCGTACGGTGGAACAGGATGATTTGTTGTTCAACTCTGATGTTGATGCGGAGTCGTTGGGAGAGTTTTTGGTCAACAAGTATGGGACACCGGAGTTTCGGGTGTCTGCGTTGGGTGTGAACATCGCTGGTCTGTCAACGGTGGATGCGGTGCAGGTGGCATCGTTGGAGTTGGGTGATGTGGTGCGTGTCGTGTTCTCGCCACCGGGTGGCGGTACTGCGATCGACCGGTATGGAGTGATTGAGGGTGTGGATCATCGTGTCGGGATTGATAGTCATCGTGTAATGTTCAGGTTGTCGTCGTTGCAGGAAACACCGTTCGTGCTGGATAGCGCGGTGTTCGGTGTTCTTGACGGCGAGACGGTATTGGCGTATTAGGAGATCACATGGGATCAGGATTCAAAGACTGGGCAGCAGGTGACGTGCTGACAGCGGCTGACGTTGACGGCTACCTCATGCGGCAGACCGTGATGACGTTCGCTGACGCATCCGCACGCGACACAGCGCTGTCGGGCGTACTTGACGAAGGCATGGTTGCCTACATCGAAGACACAAACGCGATCACCGTCTACAACGGCAGTGCTTGGGTCAGCGTCATCGACTCAGACGTGCTCACTGTCGACACTGCCAACAACCGCGTCGGTATCAACGATTCCACGCCGTCCTATGCGCTAGATGTCACCGGCGACATGAACGCCACAGGAGACATTCGGATTGGCGGCACCGCAATCGGTGAATGGACGAGTTACACGCCATCACTGTTCAATGTGACCGCCAACTCCCTTGACTGCGCTTACGCACAGATAAACGACATTGTGTTCCTGCAGATCAAAATCGACGTGGCAAGCATGTCTAACTTCCCAGTACTCACCACACCGTCAGGTCTGAACATTGCAAACGACGCACAGTTCGCACACCAAGGCGCTCGGTTCGTGGACACCGGCACAGCTTCATATGCAGCGATGGCAAGACGAAACACATCGACACAGTTCTTTTTCACTTCAGTTTTTACTGGAGCGTCTTATGCAGGCGAAGGATCAGTAAATGCCACCGCTCCCTTCACTTGGGCGTCTGGTGATCTAATAGAAGCAAATCTGTGGTACAGGACGGCATGACATGGTAACCGTGACTTGCAAAGACAATGAATGCCCGAACGGTGGCATTAACTACAACGTGTGGGGCACTCCTGCGTTCGTTGAATGTGGCGGCTGTGGCGCACACCTTGACCCAACACATGAGCGCGACGATCCACCACCGCCACCACCGCCACAACCACCTAGTTAACGATGTTTGATCGGTCTCGTAGCGTGTGGGAGCAGTCGGGTTTCACTGTTGCTGAACACACGATCAGTCCACCGGTTGCACCAGCAATGATCGACAGCGTGGTTGTGCACTATCCCGGTCATGACGGTGTGGGTGATGACACTGCACGCGATCTCGCAAACTCGCAGAGGTACTACGCAACGAACCGTGGCTACAGTTTGGGCTATAACGCGGTGGTGGATCGTGCTGGTGTGTTGTGGCAGGTGCGTGGGTTGGAGTACCGCAACGCTGCGAACAAGGGTGCGAACAACACATCGGTGTCTGTGCAACTGCGCGTGAACCTTGACGAGCCGGGATCGGCAGCAGCCGTTGCCCGTGTGCGCCGTTTCGTCGCTGATATGGAACGCTGGTGCGGACACCCGCTCACTGTGTTGGGTCATCGTGATGTGGGTGCGACAGCCTGTCCCGGTGACGCAATCTATAATCAGATTCAACGAGGCGAATTCGACCCTTCAGCCAACAAGGATTTGACCATGAAACTCATCGACCCGCCACAACGCGTCTACGACACACGGAAACAGACAGGGCGTTTCAACGACGGAGAGACACGCAAAATCAGTGTCGGACAACCCAACGCCAAAGCAGTGTTCGTAAACGTGACCGCTGTGAATCCGAACAACACAGGGTTCATCACGATGTGGGGAGCCGGTCCGCAACCTGACGTGTCGAACGTGAATTACAAGTTGGGTGACATCGTGTGTAACACGTCGTGGGTGCCGGTCGCTGGTGACGGCACCATCCAAATCTATTCCTACGCAGCATGTGATCTGCTCGTTGATGTGCAGGCGGTTGCGTCGTGAACGCAGCTACAGCGAACAGGATTGTGCGACGGTTGATCGGCACGTTTGTAGCTGCAGCGATCCCGAACACGCTCGTCGGATCCATGCTTGATGTCGAGCTCGCGAAATCTGCTGTGATGTCAGGTGCGATCGCAGTGCTCAGCGTTGTGCAGCTGCTCGCTGTCGGACTACGCGACGACGGTGAGCTGTCTGCTGACGAGATTGACACGGCGTTCGGAGAATGAACGATGCCTACATGGTTAATTCTAGTGCTCGCGATACTGGCACCGGGTGGGGTCATCACCGCGCTAATTGAACGATCACGACGTGAGAACAATCGGGATCATCAAAAGAACGCTGATCTGCTGCACACCATCGACCGCAAAGTTGATGGTGTGACGGAACGGATGGATGATCACATCACTTGGCATCTAGACAGAACCGACCGTTTCCAATAGTCTGTCCATCGGGAGGCGCATCATGGGAAACATTGACATGTCCGAGTTTGAGCAAGAGAACAATCATGTTCAACAGTTAAAAGTTGATCGGATACTTGACGAGCTGGACGATGACCGTCGTGAACAGCTGCAGGTCGCGTTACAGGACACTCAGTATTCCGCTGGCGCGATCGCACGTGTGTTGTCTGGCTGGGGTCACGAATGCAGCGCTGATGCGGTGTTGGCGTGGCGTAGGAAACATCGGTGAACGATTTCGATCTTGCTGCGGAGGTTGAGGAGCTCCGACGGGCTCTGGCTCGTCAGCAGCGTGCAACCCGACGTGCGAAATCTAAAACCGCGATGCTTGTCGACGCCGTGTATCGGGCAGCTACTGACGCGCACCTTGCTGTTGCTCGTCCTGTGAAGGTGTCTGCTCCAGCTCGGGATCGTCGTCGAGCTGGAGGCGAGGTCGCGTTGGTGCACGCAACCGATTGGCAGCTGGGGAAACACACAAGCGATTATTCGATTGAGGTGTGTGAGGAACGGATCCGCAAGTTTGCGTACAAGGTGTTGGCGTTGACAGAGATCCAACGTGCTGATCACCCAGTTCGTGAAGCACATGTCATGTTCGGTGGCGACATGGTCGAAGGTGTCGGCATATTCCCCGGTCAACCGTTCGAGGTCGAGGCACATCTGTTTGAGCAGCTGTTCCGCTGCTCGGCACTGCTGGAAGAGTTCGTCCGAATCTTGTTGACTGGGTTTGAGCGAGTGTCGGTGACGTGCGAGTACGGGAACCACGGCAGGTTGGGTCGTAAGGGCGAGATGCCGGGTGGGGACAATGTCGACAGGATGGCGTACAGGATTGCTGGCGACCGGTTCGCTGCCGAGAAACGCGTGTCGTGGCACACCTCTGGTGACTGGTATCAGATCGTTGAGACAGGTAACTATCGTGCTCTGCTGGTGCACGGAGATGAGATTAAAAGCTTTGGAGGTAACACTCCAGCGTTCGGTATCCTCCGGAAATGTAACCAGTGGGCAGCTGGCGTGATCGACGATTTCTCTGACGTGTATATGGGGCATTTTCATACTCCGATGACGTTGACGATGGCGAACGGCTGTCAGATTTATGTGTCGGGTTCTCCGGAGTCGGAGAACACGTATGCGAAGGAGTTCATGGCTGCGACGGGTCGTCCGTCGCAGCGTCTGCATTTT